TGCGCGAGCAGGTGCCGATCATCGACGCGGCAATCTACAAGCTGGTGCGTCTTATCGGCGGGTTTGAGGTGTATTGCCCCGAAAAGCACACGGAAAACGCGCTGCGCGGGTTTTTAAAAACCGTGCCCGTAAACGGCTGCAACATGGGTATCGATAACTTTTTATCGACCTATTTTGAGCAGCTTTTAACGTATGGCAATGCAATTGGGGAGATCGTACTCGCAAACGGGGAAATTCGGGCGCTGTATAATGCGTCGCTCGAAGACCTCGAGATTCGGCTCATCTCGCCGCTTGAAACAGGCGTGTTCGTCGTAAGGGACGGGCGTGCGGAGCCGTGCCGCTACCCGGAGCTCATTTTGACTTCGGCGTTAAACCCGATGCCGGGCAGCGCGATGGGAAGCTCCATTTTAAAGGGCCTGCCGTTTGTGAGCGAGGTGCTTTTGAAAATTTACCGCACCGTCGGCATTAACTGGGAGCGCATGGGCAATGTGCGCTTTGCGGTGACGTGCAAAAACGAGGGCTACATGAACGCGGGTGACCGCGCGGGGCAGCTTGCAAAGGAGTGGAGCCGTGCGATGCACGGCCCCGGCGTGAGCGACTTTGTGGCGGTGGGCGACGTGCAGATTAAAGCCATCGGCGCAGACGGGCAGCAGATGGACAGCGAAGTGCCCGTGCGGCAGATGCTGGAGCAGATTGTGGCGAAAATGGGCATTCCGCCGTTTTTGCTGGGGCTTTCGTGGTCCTCGACGGAGCGCATGTCGAGCCAGCAGGCGGACATGCTGACGAGCGAGCTGACGGCGTACCGCAGAATTTTGGAGCCGGCGGTTTTGAAGATCTGCAAAACGTGGCTGCGGCTAAATGGTCTTGACGACACAGTGGAAATCGATTGGAACGAGATCACGATGCAGGACGAAGTCGATCACGCGAACGCGGCGTATCTCATGGCGAAGACGGAGCAGCTTTTAAAGGAGGGGGAAGCTTGAGCGAAACGGTAACGGCGGTACAGCCGGATAAAGCGGCGATGGAGAAGATCAACCTTTACACGCGCCGCGCCTATAAGCCGGAGGAGGTGTATACGTTTTCGGTCGTTTTGTGCGACAACGAGGTGGATAGAGACGGTGAGTGCTTTACGAAAGAGACACTCGAGGAGCTTGCGAAGCTGTTTGTCGGCAAGACGGGCATTTTAGACCACGAGCCGACGAGCAAAAATCAGACGGCGCGCGTGTTTGACGCTGCGGTGAAGGAAATTCCCGGAAAGGTAACATTTTTAAACGAGCCGTATGCGCAGCTCACAGCACAGGCGTATGTGCCGCGAAACGACGGGACGAAGGCGTTTATTGAATCCATTGAAAGCGGCATACGCAAGGAAGTCAGCGTGGGGTGCGCAGTGAAAAAGCGCGTGTGCTCCGTGTGCGGCGCGGAAAGCTGCGTGCACGTGCCGGGGAAAACGTACAACGGCAAGCGCTGTGTGCGTATTTTAAGCGGCGCGGCGGACGCGTATGAATTCTCATTCGTGGCAGTGCCTGCACAGCGCGCGGCGGGCGTGGTGAAGAAATTTTCGCCGCGCTTTGAAGAATCGGAGAAGAAAAAGGAGGTCAAAACGGTGTACGACATTGTAAAAAAGCTCGCGGACGGCGAAGACAGCGTGACAGTGGCGAAGGAGGAGCTCAACATGCTCAAAACGGAGTTGAAAGCGCTTTTCGACCGCGCGGAGTGCGGCGACCGCTACCGTGCGGCGCTGTGCGAACGCATCTATAAGCTGAGCGCCGTGGCGCAGCCGGAGTTTAAACGCGGACTGACGGAGGCGATCACAAAGTCGCTCGGCATTGCAGAACTGGAAGAAATGGCGGCGGCGCTCGCAAAGGCGGCGGAGCGGAAAATGCCTGTGATGCCGCAGCTGGCAGCGGAAAAGACGGAAGACACGAACGCGGCAGACGACGGCGCGTTCCGCATTTAAGAAAGGAGACTATACAATGGCATTTGAAAACATTACACTCGAAAAAGGCATGTACGGCGTGCCGGGCAAGAATTTTACACAGGTTTTGGAGGAGCTGGACGGCTCCCAGAACTACGCGGGCACACCGTTTGCGGGGCTTGACGCATACCAGAGACAGCTTAAACGCTTCGGCATTCGTGTGAGCGGTGCGAACTGCGACACCGTGGAGAAGTTTTTCACCTCCTCCCAGAGCGCAGCGCTGTTCCCGGAATACGTCGCCCGCGCAGTGCGCCAGGGCATGGAGATGGCGTCTTCCCTGCCGGACATCGCGGCGACCGTGACGAAGATCGACACGCTCGATTACCGCACCGTGCAGACGGCGACGGCTTCTGACCAGAAGATCGAAGACCCCGTAGCGGAGGGCGCGGCCATTCCGGAGACAGTCATCAAGACGGCGGGCTCGCTTGTGACGCTGCATAAGCGCGGCAGACTGATTGTCAGTTCCTACGAAGCGCTGCGCCACCACAGACTGGACCTCTTTACGGTCATTCTGCGCCAGATCGGTGCGTACATTGCGCGCAGACAGATGAAGGACGCAGTGGACGTGCTGTTAAACGGCGACGGCACGAATACGGGCATCACCGTGACGGCGCTTACCGCTGCGCCGACCTACAACGACCTTGTGACGCTGTGGGGCAAGCTTTCCGACTATAACTTCAATACGATTCTGGCCGGAACGACTGCTTTGCAGGCGCTCCTTAAGATCACGGAGTTTAAGGACGCGCAGGCGAGCCTCAACATTAAGGGTGCGGGCAAGCTCATCACGCCGCTTGGCGCGACGCTCATCCATGTGCCGTCCATGGACGCGAAGAAGATCATTGCGCTCGACAAGAACTGTGCGCTTGAGATGGTGCAGGCGGGCGATGTGCTGACCGACTATGACAAGCTTATCGACCGCCAGATGGAGCGCGCGGCCGTGAGCGCCGTGGCGGGCTTTGCACAGATCTACGGCGGCGCCGCACAGGGCCTTAGCTACTGATTTTATTCGATTCTGGCAAGCCGTACCGCTTTGGTACGGCTTTGCCGAATAAAAAAGGAGGGGCAAATGGAGATACGAAACGTGCTGGAACGGCTGAAGCTTTTGACAAATGACGACCGCGAAGACCTGCTTTTGATGCTGAGCGGCGATGCGGTGCAGCGGCTGAAAGCGCGCCTTTGCTGCACTGTGGAGGAAGAAAATGCGCATGAGGAGGCGCTGTGCGCAGCGGCTGCGGCGCAGGCGGCGTATCAGTTTTGGCTTTTGGAGGAAGCGGCATCGCCGAAAAGCCTGACGGCGGGCGAGGTGCGCGCGGAATTTGACAAAGGCAGCGAAAGGGCGCTCGCCTATGCAAAGCAGTGCGAGCGGGCGGTGTCCGGGCTTTTGCGTGACGAGGATTTTTACTTCGGCGTGGCGGAGGGCACGGTGTGAGAAATGTATTTTTGAGGGCGCAGCAGATGACGGCGGAGATAAGCGGCGAGAAGGTCGTTTGCCGCGGCGTTGTGCATCGCCTGAAGGAAGACAAAACGGCCCTGCAGGCGGAAACGGAGACGTTCGGCGGGGCGATGAAGCCGCTGTATGTCTACTTCGGCGACGGCAAAGTGCTTTGCGGCGCGGAGAACGCGAGGCTGACTGTGGGCGGCGAGACGTTCCGCGTTTTATATGCCGAGGAAAAAAGCGGGATTTGCGGGGCGCTTTACGTGCGCGCGGTGCTGGAAAAGGAGGAAAAAGATGACGGGAACGGAGCTTAGTGCGGCGCTTGCGGAAAAGCTGAAAGCGCTTTTGCCGGATTGCGCGGTGCGCCCGGCGTTTACGGGCACGCTGCAAAGGCTTCCGCAGCGTGCCGCGGTGACGGTGGGCGTGATGCAGGAGGAAAACGCGGACGGTGTGTTTGAAACGGTGCTCGGCGTGCAGCTGTATGCGCGCGAAAGGAACGACCACGCGCGGCTGTTTGACGCGGTGTGTGCGGCGGTATCGTCTTTGCCGTGTGCGCTGCGCAGTGTGAAGCGGAGCGAGACGACGTACTCGGCGGCGCTCAGTTGCCTTGTGACGCTTTGCACGGTGCAGGCGGCGACAGGTGCGGCGGATAAAGCACGCGCGGCGGTGATGATCGGCGACAAGGTATTTACGGCGGACGCGGTGAAGGTTTCGCACGAAGCGAAGGTCAAGCGCTATTACGCCATCGGCGAGGAAAATCCGTATGCGGCGGTGGCGGGCAAAGCGGTGTACACGATTGTGCTGCACGGGTTTTCGGGCGGCGAGGAGGCGCTTCCCGGCGAATTCACACTGCAAACAGGCGGCGCGCGGTACACGCACTGCGTTTTAAAAGCGGCGAGCGAAAATAAGCTTGTGATAGAAGCGGGTGCGTGTGAAAAAATCACACAGCGAACACAAAGCGGAACGGAGGCATAAGGTGGAAGAAGAAAACAAAAACGCACAGGCGCTCTCCGGCATTTTGGAGCGCGAGGAGCGGCGATATCCCGCGCTGCTTCGTGCGGACAGGAGGTTTGCATGAACCTGATGACGATGCAGTTTGGCAGCTTTGTGTTTCCGATGAACCCGACGGAATTAAAACTTGAGCGGGCGTGCCTGTTGCGTGAGACGGTGGGTGTTGACGGCGAAGAACGTGTGGAGGCGGTCGGCAAGCGCAAGGCGCGCGTAGCAGGCAAGGGGCACTTCACCGGGGAGAATGCGATGGCGCTTTACCGCGAGTTAGAGGCGCTTTTCGGTGAAACAGATACGCTGTACTTGCCGGGGCACAGGCCGTTTGAGGCGGTTTTGAGCGAGCTTGCGCTTATCGGCGTGCCGGAGAAAAACACGGTGCCGTACACATTCGCCTTTGTGGAGACAACGGGGAAAAACGAAGCGATCTCCGGCCGGACATACCGCGCGAAGGCGGGCGAGAGCCTGTGGGATTACGCGTATTTTACGGGCGTTTCGATTGACCGCTTGGCGGAGAATAACCGGCATATCGCGTGTATTGCGGCGCTGAAAGACGGCGAGGAGGTGCATGTTCCGTGACGGATTTTTCGCTTGAGTTTGTGTTTGCAAGCGGTGAAAAACATTCGCCGAAAGAGGAGCCGAGCGAATGGCTTTTAAGAAGCGACGCGGACACGGTGGCGAACAGTTTGACGGTGCGGTTTAGTGTGGGAAAGCGGCTTTTTACGGAAGAACCCGTGGGGGCGGTGCTTAAAAAGGATGGCGCGGTGCTCTTTGACGGTATCGTGGACGAACACCGCGTGAAATGCCGGAACGGCGCGCGCACGGAGGTCTTCTTCCTGCGCAGCCGCGCGGCGCTTTTGCTTGATAACGAGGCGGCACCGATGGAACTTAGATTGCCCTCGCTGCGGCTTTTGGAGCGGATGTATCTGATGCCGCTGGGGCTGCACGCCGTGGGCGGCGACAGGCGGCCGGTGGAGGGCGTTTTGACCGTTGAAAAGGGCGTGAGCTGTTTTGAAGCGCTGCAAACGTTCTCTGAGAGATATCTAAACTGTACGCCGTATACGGACAAAAGCGGTGGCGTGCACTTTGAAAGCTACGTGCCGAAAACGGTGAAGCCCGACCGGGTGACGGCGCGGGAGGTGATTTTTTGCCCGTACAAAATGCTGAGCGGTGTTACGGTGCAAAACGCGCAGACGGGCGCATACAGCGCGGAATATCACGACCCTTTGGCCCCACAGGTGCGCGTGCGGTATCTTTCCGCCTATGCGAAAACAGCACCGACAGCGCTTTTAAATGAAAGCCGCAGGGCGGCAAAGCGACTAAAGCTGACGTGTGCTTCTTATATAGACGGGAACATGGGGGACACGATGCGGACGGAGGAGCTTGGCGAGGTGCGGCTCATCTCCAAAAACGTTTTGCTGCGCGGGAAAGACGTGAAGACCGAGCTGCATTTTGAACCGGTTTAAAGGAGGCATGAACATGTGGCTGACGAAAAAGGAGACGGCGGAAAAGGCCGAAAGTGTGAAAACGGGCGTTGTGACGACGGGCGGCGGGGAGATTTCCGTCTGCACGGAGCTGGAGCGCCGTGCACCGACTGTAACGGTGCCGTACGGCATGGCGGTGAGCGTGCCGCAGGGTACGGAGGCTGTGATGACCGGCGGTGTGTGCCTTGGCGTTGTGAACGACGCGGGAACGCTTTTGCCCGGCGAGGTGCGGCTGTTCTCAGCGGGCGGTGCGGAGATCGTTTTGAAGCTCGACGGCACGGTCGTCATCAATGGGCAGGTGTTTGAGAAAAAGGAGGAATAGCGTGGAGGTCGTGATTTTAAACGGCATAACGCAGACGGCGGCGACAGGGCTGCCAAAGACGGCCGAGGGGCTTAACGCGCTTATGCAGCGTGCGTATAACCGCATTTGCCTAAAACGCGGCGCGTTTTGCTATGACCGCGTGCTCGGCAGCCGGTTTTATATGCTGGATGCATCGGACGAGCACGCCGAGGAGCGGGCGCTGCGGTATGCGCAGGCGGCGCTGTTGCCTTTAGCCGGTGTTGAGGCGGTCTCCGTGCGGCGTGAGGGGGAGCAGTTTATCTTCGGACTCCGGACGATGCTCGGCACGGAGGAGATTGCGGTGAAAGGGGCGAAAGTGTGAAATTTGAGGAAATTTATGCGCACATGGCGGCGGAATACAAAACGCTGGCGGGCGCGGAGCCCGAGGACGCGGCGGACGTTTCGATCCGTCTGAAGGTACTGGCGGGCGAGTTGTATACGGTGCTGTGCGCGGCGGAATCGCTGAAGCTGAATTGCTTTCCGCAGACGGCGGCGGGCGAGGCGCTTGACCTGCACGCCGAAGAACGCGGGCTTGTGCGCAAGGACGCGGTGAAATCTGTGGGCACGCTGACGTTTTCGCGCCGAACGGCGCTGAGCTACGCGGCGGAGATCCCCGCGGGCACGGTGTGTGCGGCAAGCGGCGAAAACGCGGTGGAATATGAGACGACGGAGGCGGCTGTGCTGCCCGCAGGCGCACTGACGGTGACAGCGGCGGCGCAGGCGGTTTTGGGCGGCAGGCGCGGCAACGCGGCAAAGGGTGCGGTGAACACGCTCATCACGCCGCCGTCCGGCATTGAAAGCGTGACGAACGATGTGCCGTTTACGGGTGGCGCGGATAAAGAGGACGACGAAGCGCTGCGCACACGCCTTTTGCGGTGCTTTTACGCACTGCCGAACGGCTCGAACACGGAGACGTACCGCCGTGCGGCGCTGATGACACCGGGCGTGAAAAGCGTTCAGGTGGTGCCGCGCGCAAACGGTGTGAACACGGTGGCGGTGTACCTGTACGGCGACAACGGCGCGGTGACGGACGAGGTGCTCGGAAAAGTCGGAGAGACGCTCGAAAAGCTCAAGGAGATCAGTGTGGACGTGACGGTGGCTGCAGCGGTGGCTGTGAAAAAGCCGGTGACAGTTTACGTGAAGCCGAAGGACGGGTGCGCGTTTGAAGATGCGAAAGCATCGTGCACGGCGGCAATCACGGCGTACCTGAATGCGTTTGAGGTGGGCGAGCCGTTTGTGACGGCGGGGCTAATCCATGCGGTGATGGAGACGGGCGTAGCACAAAACTGCACGGTGCCGGCGAGCGTGGCGGACTTTACGCCGAACGCCGGGGAAATCGTCACAGCGGGCGCTGTAAATGTGCTGGAGACGCAGTAAGGAGGGCAAATGACGGAACTGGAAACCCGCATGCGCGCGATGCTCGAAAAAACGGGGCTGTATTTTGGAGAAGACAAGTGGCTTTCGGCAGAGCTTGCGGCGTATGCAAAGGGGCTTGAACTCGTGTATGATACGCTTTCTCATGTGCGGCGCGACGCGTTTGTGCAGACGGCGGAGGAGGACGGGCTGAAAGCGTTTGAATCGCTGTTTCGCGTGGTGCCATCCGTGGACAGCACGAAAAACCGGCGCGCGATGCTGCTGACCCGCGGCGCGGTGACCCCCGCAGACCACACGGTGGAAGCGATGCAAAAGCAGCTTTTAGCGGCAGGCATCAACGGGAAACTCGTCCCGCAAAAGGGCGGCGTGCTGAACATAAATGTGCTCTCTACCATGGGCATTTCCGAAGCGGCGGCGGAAAGCGAAGCGCGCGCGTTTTTGCCTGCGCACCTCAGTTTGGTGTTCGATTTCGGCAAAAACACGTGGGATGCACAGGACGCGGTGGGGAGCTCGTGGAATGTGCTCGACCTTCGAAACAAGACTTGGAACGCGCTCGACGTTTTATGAGCGGAAAGGAGAAACATGGCAGCAAGTAAAAAATCAACGGTTCTCGGCCTTTGCCTTTGGGAGGGGACGGACAAGCCGCGCCGTGTGGATTTTGTGGCGG